AGAAAAAATGTTGTTTGGTGCTGCCCTGCAACACTATCGGTCTATAACCAATTCCAAACCAGACATGATTGCAGTATTACAAAAATTTGTGTCAGACATTGAAGATGTTTACCATCCTGATGCCAAAGGTCAATTTGCCGCACTGTGGCCGGAGTTAAATAAAAATTATGGCTAAAAGTTTAGAAGGCGTACTGATCAAGGCGCCTCATCGTCGGCAAGCATTCACTGAAGCTGAAATGATAGAATTCATGCACTGCGCTGACAGTGCAACTGGGCCAGCATATTTTCTTGATCATTATTTCTACATACAGCATCCTACACAGGGAAAAATGTTGTATCATGCTTTTGAATATCAGGAACGATTGGTTGATGTGTACCACAACTATCGTTTCAGCATATCAATGATGCCGCGCCAAACTGGTAAAAGTACCAGTGCAGCAGGATATCTGCTGTGGTATGCAATGTTTGTTCCGGATTCAACTATTCTTATTGCTGCACACAAGTACACTGGTGCTCAAGAGATCATGCAGCGTATTCGTTTTGCATACGAGTTGTGTCCAGATCATATCCGAGCAGGTGTCACCAGCTACAACAAAGGCAGCATAGACTTTGAAAATGGCAGTCGTATTATATCGGCCACCACAACTGAAACAACTGGTCGCGGTATGAGTATATCCCTGCTGTACGCTGACGAATTTGCATTTGTACGCCCTACCATTGCCAAAGAATTCTGGACTAGTATCAGTCCTACCTTGGCCACAGGCGGTAAAGCAATCATCACAAGTACGCCCAACAGTGACGAAGATCAGTTTGCATTGTTGTGGAAAAGCGCTCTCAAGTGCGAAGACGAATATGGCAACCCGACGCCGTTGGGCATAAATGGATTCAAAGCATTCCGTAGTTATTGGCAGGAGCACCCAGATCGCGACGAGGCTTGGGGCAAAAGTATGGAAGCCCAATTGGGCGTTGATCGATTCCGCCGAGAGATTGGATGTGAATTTATCATCAACGATGAAACACTCATTGCGCCAGCCATACTGGTCGATCTGCAAGGCCAACACGATCCCTTGTTTAGAACCGGTCAAGTGCGATGGTACAAGAAGCCTGAGCCCGGCAAAATCTATGTAGTGGCACTGGATCCCAGTCTGGGTACCGGCAGCGATCCTGCAGCCATACAAGTTTTTGAAGCCAACACCACTACACAGATAGCCGAATGGCGTCACAACCGAACTGCAATTCCGGCACAGATACGCATACTGGCAGATATTTGTAAATTCATAAATGAAACTGTAAAAGATTCAAAGAGCATCTACTACAGCATAGAAAACAACACCATCGGTGAAGCAGCACTTATTTCTATTGCTGAGTACGGCGAAGAAAAAATTGAAGGATACTTTCTAAGCGACAACTCAGTAGCCGGCGGCGCAAGACGCATACGAAAAGGCTTCAATACTACACATAAAAGCAAGCTGTCGGCCTGCAACAAGTTAAAAATTTTGGTAGAATCTAAAAAAATGCAAATCAACAGTGCGCCGTTAATATCAGAACTAAAAACATTTGTGGCGCACGGCACCAGCTATGCGGCCAAGCCCGGCGAAACAGATGACCTAGTGATGGGCACAGTGCTGGCCATTCGCATGATGATGCTGCTGCAAAATTATCACACTGAAATGGACTCGCAGATGCGTGATTTTGGCGACACTATGGTGGAACCAATGCCGTTTTTTGCCACATTCCGCTAATGCTAAAACTTTAATAAATACACTATGGCACAAAATAATCCAGGACAACAACTTTCAGACCTTTTGGTCACCCGCGGCTACGACCCAGAGATGCTGGACAGCGCAGGCAAAGCAGCGCCCACAGCACAAGATGCTGAAATTTTCAGCTTTGATTTTGTCACAGCAAATGGCACCAATCACGGATCAGTGGTTGTGATGCTGGGCGATGATAAAGAATTAACTGTGTTCAGCGGCGACAATGTTGGCCGTAACATGGACAGCGAAGACAAAACAGAATGGTACGAGTTTCAGCATCAATTGAAAAACTTTGCCACAAAGAATTTTATGACATTTGCTAGTCAAAACATCAACAAACTCAAATACAGCATGCAAGGGCAAGCAGCCCTTAAAGAAGGCCTGTGCGAAAGTTGGAACGGCACAAAGAATGTCAGTTGGAACGGTGGTCCTGATTCTGTTCGACTGATGATACGTCACAAGCGTCCAATGGGCATTGACGAAGCCAGATTTCGTCAGGTAGAAAGTCTGTTTGTAGAAACCGCAGATGGTGAACGCTACCGATTGCCATTCCGCAATCTAGCCGGCGGTCGTGCCATGGTCGAACATGTTCGTCAAGGCGGTAAGCCATATGACATGCGCGGCCACCATATTGCTACCATAATTGAAGAACTCAATGTGCTGAGTCGTTTCCGCAGAGCCAGCAAAGGCCAAGTGTTTGAAGGCGACACAGCCAATTTGATAGCAGAAGCCAATAACTACTACGAAACAATGTGTCGAACCGTAAAAGGACTGTCATCCAGCAAAGGATACAACAGCTATTTTGAAAGCTGGAATCCTGGCAATATAACTGAACAAGATTTGATCATTGAAGATATCAAAACATTATTCGTGCAAGAAACAATTGATTCACGAATTGAACAGGCCCTACCTATCCTGGCCCGCATACAACAACAAGGAACCGCTATGAAAGAAGCAAACATATTTGAAGCCTGGGCTGAACGCCTGTTAGAAGGCACATGGGCAACACCAAATACCCCAGAACAAAAAGAACAGTTGATTGAGTTACTGTCACAAGAACTGCCAGTCGGACCTGACGCCACCAATGCAACAGAACAGTTGTACAGTTTGTTTGGCGATGACGAATTGTTTGATCAGTTGCAAGAACTGGCCGAAACCGATCCCGACGCTGATGCTCGTGAAATAGTCATTGCTCGTATGACAGAATTGGCAGACAGCGGATCAGATCCTGACCTTATGGAAGTACTTGCTGCGTTAGAACCCACAGTGCCTGAACCACAAGCTGCGGCCAACCCAGAAGCCGTAGTGGAAAGTTGGGTAGGCAATATTGTAAATACCGCTAAATCTATGTTTGCTAAAAATGCAGACCCGGTACCAGTGAGTGAATCTGCAGAACTCAACACCATACTGAAGTATGCTGGCATTCCATTAAGAGAAGGCGTGTTAGATGACGTCAGAGCCAGAATGGATGCAAGACGCAATCCTGCTGCAACTCCTGCTACTGCACAGCCGGCACAATCTCCTACTACACAGGCACCTAAATTCAAAGTTGGGGACACTGTGAGTTTTGGTATAGGTAGAGGCATACCGAGCACCGGTACAATTACTGCTATGGGTCCAGGCCCTACTCAACTGACTGTTAAAACTGCTGAGGGTGAGAATCAATTAGATACCAGAATGAAAAGTCTGTATCTACAGTTAGTACCGTCAACAACATCTGCAGAGTCCCAACAATCAACACCTGATCTGCCGCGGGCAGAAGTGGTGTCCACAATGGGCATGCCTAGCCGATCTCTGATTGGTTATAAAGACAACACATATACACCTTCAGGACCATATACCAAGGCGCCAGAGGGTGCAACCGGAACACAAGTACTTGTGCCTGCCGCAGCATTTGGTATTAGAAGCATGGGTGATGTTGTTGCTTTGCTAACTGACGATGGTACAGCCTATGCTGAACAACCAATAAAAGTGTCTAATCCTTTTGGTCGAGCAGCAGGCAGCGCAAGTCGTCAACCAAACCCAACACAAGGGCTAGACGAAGCTGGTGAGTGGAAAGCAGAAGCCGAAGACTTTAAAGAATGGTCAAACCATGTCAAAGACTCATTGCTTGGTGTTGCTCCAAGTCAACGATTTGCTATGGCAAAACGACTAAGTCAAATTGAAATGAAACATTTTGGCGACAGTCAGGCAGCTAGCTCATTCAATGCACAAACAGGCCGACCAACGGGCAATACCAGTGGCATGACAACCACAGTACAACACATCTTGGATGCAATTAACGATGGTAAACTTACCAATGCAAGCTCGCCGGATGCTGCTGCTGCTGTAGCCAGTGGCGGAACTACACAACAAACACCGTTTGGATCAGTTACTAGACCAGCAGGCCAACCAGATCCGTATCAAGCATCACCCGCTTTGCCTAACGGCGACCGTCCGGCTGCTGTTGCTGCACAGAATCGACCAAGACCACAAAAAGGCGGCGGCAGTATCCAAATATTAAAAACTGAAGAAGATTGGGAAGAAGCGTTAAGTAACCCTGACCTAGGGCGCGACTTAGACGCTGATAATCGTCCAACAACTGCTGCTGGACTTGATTCGGCAATGTCAAAATTACCAAGTTGGAAAGTAATGCTGGCAACTATTATAATGGGTTCAAAACTTCCTATCATTGGTGACAAGATAAAAAATACAATAGTATCGTCAATTGAAAAAGAGTTTGGAGTACGCATGTCTTTTAAAGATGCACTGGAATATATGAAGCATGTTAGAAATACTCCAGCTGCACAAATTGTACCACCAGCTGTTTGGAAGTTTGAAAGAGATGGCGGCGATTATGAAACTGCCATTGAGCAATTGCCCGATGACGCAGTAGACGTACAACCAGCAGAAGTTATGTCTACCATTGCAACTGACTTGATCGACGCTGGAGTAGCCCAAGAGATCAAACCCGGAGACGAAACTCCAAGCAATGCTGGCGCAGATGCATTTGGTAATATGGCATCACAATTGACAAAAAAGGATGAACCAGTGGCAGAATCTACAGAACTCAACACCATACTGAAGTATGCTGGTATCCCGGTGGCCGAAAGCCGTGTGCTGGACGAAGCAGGCGAAACAATCGATCACATATTGAATCGTTTCAAACACGAAGTCAAACAGTTCGAACAAGGCCACGACTTGGATTCCGACCTGTATGAAGCCCTGTTTGACTACTATTCAGACGCAGGAGAACTGCCATACGGCATTGCCAAAGCCCGCACAGGTGATCCATTCAACTGGGTCAGTGACAAATTGGCTGATCATCTTGGTGTGAACGAAGGATGGAAAGGTGCAATTGCAGGCGGCCTAGCAGGCGGAGCACTGGGCAGTGTAGTGCCAGCACTGGGTACATTGGCTGGCGCAGCCGCAGGCGCCTACGCTGGTCACAAACTAGGCGATGAAGGATTTAAAGATCCAGACGCAGAGTATAAAAAGGCGCAAAAACTCAAACAAACACCACCAGTAGCCGAAGGTCCGGTTGGTAGTTTAGTGGGCGGAATTGCTGGCGCAGCACTTACCAAAACACCCAGCGGCGCAATGGCAGGTTCTAGACTGGGCAGTGCTGTGGGCGATGCAATGTCGGGTAGCGAAGAAACAGACGAAGGCCAGCATACACAGCATGGCATGGATGCCACTCCGGGTCGCGTTGATTACAAAGATGAAAAATTTTCAGACATAAAACCAATGGGTTTTCGACAAGACCCAATTCAGGCAACTACAGATCGTGCTCTCAAGTACAGCGCACAAGGCGTAAACAAGTTGCGTGACCTGTTCCGCGAAGACGAACAGGCCGTGGTTGAGAATCAGGACAAATTTTCGGCCTTGAGCGGACAATACGGACATTCGGGCAAACTGCAAAAGTTTGATGATGTTGAACAGGATGTGCTGGCCAGACTCAAACAACTGTCCGGAATGATTAGACCAATGTAAATTTGTCATTAGAACAACCGCGTCATAAATACTCTTGACGCTAACACTAAAAGCGTGTACACTACATCAGTGCATACGCTTTTTTCTTTAGTATCACAGGCAACTTTAAAAACATTTTACAACACTTTGAAAGGCAATTAAAATGGCAACATCACTAGCAGAAATCCGAGCAAGACTCGCAGCATCCGAAGGTAACAACAAAGGTGGTTCATCCACTGGTGGCGATAACGCAATTTATCCACACTGGAACATGGAAGAAGGATCATCAACTACACTCCGTTTCCTCCCCGACGGCAACACCAAGAACACATTCTTTTGGCAAGAACGAGCAATGATTCGTTTGCCATTCAATGGTATCAAAGGTGAAATGGAATCCAAACAGGTATATGTGCAGATTCCCTGTATGGAAATGTGGCAAGAAACTTGTCCAGTGCTGACCGAAGTTCGCGGTTGGTTCAAAGACAAAAGTCTCGAAGACATGGGCCGTAAGTACTGGAAAAAACGCAGTTACATTTTCCAAGGCTTTGTGCGTGAAAATCCAATGGCCGATGAGAAAACTCCGGCAAATCCAATCCGTAGATTCATCATTGGTCCACAACTGTTCACCATCATCAAAGGTGCCCTAATGGATCCAGAACTGGAAGAAATGCCAACTGACATTCTGCGTGGCTTGGATTTCCGTATCACAAAAACATCCAAAGGTGGATATGCTGACTACAACACATCAAAGTGGGCTCGTAAAGAATCTGCTCTGACTGAGGAAGAACAAGCAGCCATTGACACCAATGGTCTGTGGGACTTGAGCACATTCTTGCCCAAGAAACCAGATGCAGCCGCTGTTAAGGTGATCAAGGAAATGTTCGAAGCCAGTGTTGATGGACAGGCCTACGATGCCGAGCGTTGGAGCGCATACTTCCGTCCAGCAGGCGTATCCGCGCCAGCAGGCAGTTCTGATTCGGCACCTGCTGCTCATGTAGCACCTGCGGCAAAAGCAGCGCCCGCTGCGGAATCAGACTTTGACGAAGACGTTGAAGTAGCAGAAAAATCGTTTGCTGCTGAACCTGTTGCTGCTCCAAAATCAACACAGAAGGCCGAAGACATTTTGGCCATGATTCGGGCTCGTCAACAAAAGTAAATTAATGCTATCGCAGTTAGATTGCATTATATTTCCAGACCGCTGTGAGGTAATAGAAATTATACCCTCACAGCGGTATGTTTACCCAATTTTTAAAAATTGTAGTTCGAGTATATCGGTTGCGGCCAAAAAAAATAAATGGCGCACTTGTCTAAACGAACAAATTAACAAAATTAATAGCATTGATG